TTACCTCGCCGTGGGATTTAATCCAAAACACCACATCGTCAAAACTATTAAGGGCTTTGATGCAGAGTTTGAGATATACTCTATCCAGCCGTCGCCATCATTCGCCCCCATATTTAAGAGGTGATTAGCATTTGCATAAGTTTGCGAATCAGCCATCCCAATGCCACGAAACCCAATGATTTTAGATTCAAAACTTTTGGTACCTTGAATCGATTCATTGCCCCTTAATCCCACTTTGCGCTCTGCGGTAGTTTTGGCGTCTACTGCTTTGTCATAGGCGGTTTTCACGGCGGCACTGGTTGCAACGGTGTCTGAACTACTGCTATTTACTGCTGAGGATTTTTTGCTATTGGGGATAACATTACCAAGTGAGCGAGTATTGGAATCAATCAGTTACTTAAGCTGATAAGAGGTTTTAGGCGTCGATGCTAAATCTTCTCTTTGGTTATTGTAGCCCGTGTAGAGTTTGGTTTCGCCTTTTTGAGTTAAACTTGCCCTCTTTCAGTTGTCATCAATAATCTTCACAATAGTCTCATAAAGCTGAGTTCGCTTATTTTCTACGGGCTGGAATCTCGCTTTTTGCAATACATAATGCGCTTCAGCTTGTACATCGCGTACTCGGTCTTGCAAATTATTTAGCCACGTATCAGTTATTCACGTGCCTTGTTCGTTTGTTGCTGGATTAGCATTGTGGAAGAGTCCATCATTTGAATCAATTTGAGGCATTAAACTTTTCATAAATTAAGATTCTGTTTGATAAGCAAAATAACAGTAGGTGTGTGCAGGTTTTAAATCTCGGAAGAACTCCTCAATAATTGGGTTGCAAGGCTTCTTCGGCATATTGTTGTGCAATTAAACCTATGCGCGACACATCTTTTTCGCACGGAATAAGATGGAGCAGAGAGCCTACACGCCCATCTGCCCACCAAGTGCCTAATGGTGTGGTCAATCTGATATACGCTGCATTGGCAAGCGTACTGATTTGTTTACTTGTATAGTCCCCGGTAAACGGGCTGATCTCTCTGTCCATATTGACAGGATAAGATAAGAGGTAAAAAGAAAGGAGATGCAGGGTTTCAGCATCTCCTTTAAGGTTAGATTATTCAGGTTTACTGGTTTTTCCTCCGCTATCGCCAGTATGTTTGTGGTTCCTTAACGAAATTGTACCAGCTTCCACATCGCCGTCAGTCGTAAAGCTACCGCCACGTTGTTCTACATTACCAGTAAAGCTCGCGCCACTGCCACCTTGCACAGCCATACCACCATTACCATTGATTTGCCCTTGGGCAGTAAAGACCTGATCGGTTTCAACCAGTGGACTTGATATATCCACTTTTGTTGCAGCGTTAATCTTTAATACATCACAATCAATCTCAATTAACCGCCCCTTTTTTAATACAATGCTAGAGCCACTTTCATCATAAACGGCCACTTCGCCACCTTGCAGATTTTTCACGCGGAAAGAACCGTTCTCGGTTGCAATCACAATACCGTGGGTAGTTTGTCCGCCAATGGGTAAAATCACTGCTTGCGTATTTGCTGGAGGCACAGAAGTAAAGCCAAACTGCTGCATCAACTCTACATCTTGTAAGGTTTCATCCGCAAGCCCTGAAGCTTGCACTTTTTGAATATTGTCCGCACTTTTTACTAAGTGCAGCACACCTCGAAAGGCTTGACGGATTTCCTCTGCCGCACCTTGCGCCTTTTGTTGAATGGCTTGGCTTAATCGTCTCATTTTGTCTCCTTAATTCGCAGCCACCCAGCTGCCATGTCCGTTAGTAGCCATTAATTTTTTACCCTTACGCTTACGTGCTTTTTCTGCTTTTGCGTTGTAAGCGTCTGGTGTCCAAATGCCGTCTTGTTTAAAGCGTAGTTCCGTTTGTGTGCCAGCGTTTCGGCTCAGCATAAAACGTCGCCCCATTAAAAAGAAAATGGCATCAATCTCATATTCCTCGCAAATCACGTGCACACGTTGCCCTGGTTGCCATAATGTACCGTCTTGCATTTTGTGATCGGGTACAACGATAGTAAGGGTAAAACCTTCTAGCATACTGTCCGCAATGTATTTTTTCGCCCATTTTTGCAAGGCTTCCAAGTTATCCACATCAGATACCACCACAGTTTTCGGCTTGTAGGTAGTCATGTCAGGATCGTGATAAACCCATTTCAGATCGTTTTTGTTATCTTGTCCTTGCTTGCCGTGGCTTTGTGCAAGAAAAGTGACTTCGCTAAACCGATTTGATACATCAAACGTTAAATCCGACTGCTCAAAGTTGTTTCGTTTGCCGTCTTTCATGCAACACAAGGTCGCCACAGGTGGTGTGCTGTAATCCGCACCGCCCACAATTAGCTCTCCATTTGGCTCAAACCACAAATGCAAGCCTGCCGAGTTCGCACAACGCATTACCGCATTCCAAGCTGTTTCGCCCACATCAATATCGACTTTATCTAATGTTGGATTATTTTCCGCACGCAATGCCACTTTTTTAATACCAAGTGGTTCAACAATTTTTTTTACCGCATCTAACACAGTCAAGCCTTTTACATTGGTGATGGGGGCAGAGCAATCCACAAGGATACTCGCACGGTCGCGCCCATTGAGGCTATAAGTGCGGTTAGTTTTACTCATAGTATGCTGTGCCGTATCCACGATGCCTGTCATTACCAGCTCGCCATTAATGCGCACTTTCACTTCAGCCCCAGAAAAATCAGGTAAAACTGTGCTATTTGAAGGCACGCCCAAATCAAATTTAAAGGCGTCGGCAGGGATTAAAAAGTCACTATCAATATCATAACTTTTCCAGCTATTGTGGGCTTTACCGTCCACTTCCAGCGTAACATCATTTTCATAAGGGTAATTATTTGACATAGCTATTTAACCACTCCCCACGCTCCACAAAATTCGGATAACGGATCTGCGGATTCAATCTTAATAATTCATCTGCACGTTTGTGATCCTGATAAAATGCATGTGCAATTTGTTGCACAGTACCGCTAAATGGCACCTCACGCACCATTAAAGGCGGTTTACGATTAATTGCCGCAAGGGCAAGTTGAGTAAACTTATGCGCTTTATTGCGTAATTGCTCTGCCGTATTGTGCGCAGCCGTATAAAAACTCGTATTAGTCGTGCTTAATACCGTGATCTTTTCCCCACGATGTTCATCGTCTGCTTGTTTGCGTAACAATTGTAAATTATCCATAATTTGTGACCGCACTTGAGTCGTGATGTACTCAATATCCTGCGGCAATAAATCATCGTCCTCTACCAATTCAGTGGCAATACGCAACAAAGCAACACTGGAGGCTAATTGCATCATTAAATGCACAGATTCAGTATCATCCTTACTAAAAGAGGTCGTTAATGATTTCAATGCCGCTTGTTCTTTGGCAGATTTAATATTCTTACCACTCACTAAATCAGCAGGAATATGCTTGATTTGACGTATTGTGCGGAGTACCTCATCAAATTTTGCACGCAGGGTTAAGTCTTTGCGCGCAGCAATTTGGCGCAACCCAGAATCAATCATGGTTACCAAATCACGTACAGCACGGCTAGATTTTGCTTTAAAGTTATCTTGTGTCACGACAGGCGACACACCATACTTGGTTTTGTCAAAATCAAATAACCCGCGCACTTGCTCAAAACAGCCAAATAATGCGCCATAAACACCCAACAAACGTGATTTTGTATTAGCGGCAAAGGCAACAATCTCCATAAATTCGCCATACAATGCCATCGCATCATCAACAACATTTTCTAATTCAGTCAGTAAGGCATCTATTTTTGCCAATAGGGAATAATTAAAGACAAAAATCGGTTTAGCTGGCGTAGATTCGATAAAAGTCAAATCTAACACCACATAATCAATCATTTCTGCTTCGTGATGAAAACTCGCCCCAGTGCAAATCATATTTTGCAAACGCCCACGAATCGGATGCACTAATGTTGCCGCCCCTGATTTTTGTAGCACGCTTAAAAACTTCTTAAAGTCCGTGTAATAGCCTGGCCCATAAAATACGGCTTGCATACGCACGGTTAATGGATTTAACCCCAAATCTTCCACGTCTGCGCCATTGACGAAAGGATAAGCATGCTCAATGGTTGAGCGATAGACATCATCATCCACCGAAAGCACATCAAAACGCACGCCACGAAAACTCGCACGTTGCACAGGCATTGTCCAACCAGCCATCTTTTACCCCCGTTTTAAGTCTTGATATTGATACTGAGACGTTTGTTCAGCCACAATCCGTCCGTCTAAATCCACCTTGATTTCGTTTTGAATCGTGAAATTTTGGCTTTCAATAGCGGTTTTTAATCCGTCGCGAATGGTTTGCCCAAAATGCTGAAAATCCGCTTGATAGTTAGCCAAGCTAGATAAATCTCCCAGTGTGCGACTTAAAGCGGAGTCGCTGTCATTAGCCGCTACAGATAAACCTGAATAGCCTTTCCCCTGATTGCGAATGTCCGCAATTTTCACCGCACTTTGGTGCGTGCGCTCATCATATTGGGCTTGCGTGAGTGTGCCTCGCTCAAGGCGTAAAGCGGCAACTTCATCTTTACGTGCAATTTCAGCCACTTCGCCTAAGCGAGAAGCCGTCCCCCAGACTGAATTTTTGTTATAACCGAAACCTTGCGGTGCGTAATGGGTTGTGGTCGCTTTATTGCCACCGTAAGCATTGGCATAAAATTGGTTTTCTAACTGCTTTTCTTGCACAGTTTTGGCTTCAGCTTTTTCTTCAGCCTTCGCTTCTTCTGTTGTACGTTGTTCTCCTGCAATCATTAAACCACTGGTAAAAAGTGCCCCTGCACTAAGAATACTGCCTAACTTACCGCCCCCTTTAATTTTTAAACCGTTTTTCCCTTTTCCTAGATTGCCAGCGACATCTGCTACATCACTAAGCCCAATTCCGCCTCGTTTAACGCCCAATAATGCTAATGCACCACTAGCCGCAATCGCAGCCGTACTTAATGCTGTAATAACGGTGCCTGCTGTAGTCAGTGTAGAGGTTAAATCAGGATAGGCTTTCGCATATTCAGCCAGTTTTGTAGCCGCATCGCCAAGTGCATTATTAAAACTTTTCATGCCTTCCATTTGTGCAAATTCAACTGCATTTTTAGCTTGTTCTACTTTTGCACTGTTAGTTGACATCACAACTTTATGGGACTTATCTGTAGCACCGTCAGAATTCGTGACATCTTCTTTTACCTGCTTGCCTAGTTCAACATTGTTGCGAATCCCAAGAAGTGCCATCAAGGCTTGACGGTCAGAAATAATCTGCCTAATGGCCGTACCTTCTACTAAGTTTGTCATTTGTTCTATTAAGGCTTGCTGTTCTTCTTTTTTGGCTGTTTTCAATTTTGCTTTTAAGGCTTGATAACGTTTGTCTTCTCCTACGACCATATCCATAATAGAACTAAAGGCCTCAATAGAATTTTTACCTTGTTTCTTCTCATTCTCCATGGATTTAATAAAATCAATGCCGTGGGTTTTGCCATCTTTGCCTTTAATTTCTAATTTAGAAAAACGATCTGCAGTCTCTTTAGACGTAAGTTTGGCGAGTAAATTAACCAGGTTATTCCCCGCTTCATCGCTTGTCCCTGCGGTAACACGCGCTTGTTGGTTTGCGACTAATAATGCTTCAAAGCCATCCATGCCCGAAAGCCCAGCCGATTTAGCTGCTGCCATTTGTTGTGGAAGCCAACGTGCCATATCTGCAAGTTCAAAGTTACCTGCTTGCCCAGCAGCCACAGCCTTATCTAATACTGCACCAATTTGATCTTCGCTGATACCAAATTGCTGCATAGCGGAAATTGCAATCGCCGATAAATCTTCTGTACTGGCACCTGTTGCCACCGCACCTTTTTGTAAAGTAGGCAATAACTTCATTGCGGTTTCAGCTTTCACAGTACCGGAGGCTAATAACTTATCCAATGCGCCCAAGGCTTCTTCTTTCGTCCCCCCTCCAGTTTCTACCGCACTTTTCACCGCATCATGTAATTCTTTCTTTCCTGCAATTCGCCCAGCTACGTCGCGGTCGGAGAAGGCAGTATTGGATACCATCGCCAAGCGTCGGTCATAGTCTATTTCCTTTTTCATGGGTTGCGCCATTACCATAGCTCCAGCCGCCATGCCTGCGCCCACACCAGCAATGGCAGTTCCAACATTGCCTAATCGTTGCCCCCACGTGGTTTTCCCCATTTCTGCATTAAGCCCAGCAATTTTTGAACGCGTCGCTTCAGCCGCACGGGCTAATTCGCGACTAGTGGCTGTGCCACTACGTTTTAATCGGTTATAAGCGGCAATGGTATGATTAATTTCTTGTTGGATTTTATGTTCACTTCGCACCCCTAACCTTTCACGTGCTTGAGCCATAGCACGTGTGCTTTGCGTAATCTGCGATTGCGCTCGTCGAAACACACGACTTGCTTGGTCTTGCGCTTTCAGCTTCAACGCTAAATTCAACTCAGCCATTTTTAAACCCTCTTTAAACTCATTTTAAATCCACAAAAAAAGGGGCTTACGCCCCCTTAGTTTTACGACGCATAAGGTTGTAATGCACCGTGTTGCCTTTTTCTGACTGAGTTTTAATACCTTGCGAATATTGCCAACTTGCCACCCACGCAGCAACTTCAGCATGACACATTGCTCGTACTTCTTCAGCAGTAAACCCAAATTTAGCCAATAAAATGACCGCACTTCGGTAATTCTTCTCGGCATCAAACACACCGTAATGTTGTTTTATTCGGTTTCGGCTTTGCTCGGGTTTTCCCCAGCGTCGATGTGCTTTTTTCGTAGTTCTGCGATAGCTTGCGTAATCAGCACATAATCATCCGTGGCAAGGTTATCCAGTAAAAACTGTGGCGTGAGCTTATCTTGCGCAATACCGATAATATCAAGCTGTTCAGATAAATAAGCCAAGTCCACGAGCATTTGCTCCGCTTTCGTGAGGTTTTCTCTCTCATCTAAACCAAGCTCGGCGACTTTCTCAAGAGCAGCACATTCGCCACCCAAGGTTAGTAATCGCACGTCAAAGTCAAAATAACGCTTGTCTTCATAAGAGATACCAAGAAGTAAACGCATTATTCTTTTACCTCTTTAAGCGCATTCATCTGGATATCAATAACGGCTTCGTTATCCACCGTGTATTTCTCGCCTACTTGCGTAGTAAAGCAACCAAGGTAGGACGTGCGCTTATCTTCTTGATTAAGCGGATATACCGTGATTTTCGCATCACTGATCCCCGCCCAATCAATTTCCGAACCATCCACTGGCATTGCTGCCGTCAATGATAATTCCCAAGTCGCAATGCCTTTGGCAAAACCACGTGCACGCCCTTCAGAGTTCATGGTTTTGACTAATTTACGCCCAGTTTGTTTTGTCACGTTTAAATCGGTAATTTCAATTTCCGTGCCGTCCACTTCAAGCACAGCCGAACCTGCATATTTTTCCATTTACGCCCCCTATAAAATTAAATCAATTCGGTTAGCGACAACGTGTAAGCCATTTACCACATCCGCTGGGATTGCCGTATCTAAACGATTTGGATCTTGGCCATTGCGCACAACAAGCAATTTACCCTTGTTCGCATCCACATTTTCTAAAATCTCTTGTTGCTCTAAACGATAGAGCACATCAAGGATTTCCGACCGCACTTTTGGTGGGGTACGATTAGATAATTTCGCACGAGGGAAACGTAACTCAATACGCTGTTCAATGGCTTTACGCGTATAATCAAGTGTACGAATTGTGGTTAAATCTAACCACGCAGGATCATCTACATTCGCCGGTGACTTGGTATAAGTCGTAATTGCACGCATAATTTGCACACGATTATTGACCACTGTAATAGGGGTTAAACCGTGGAATAACGCCTGATTGACTTCGGTTTTTAACGGTGTTTGAGTGGCATCAACAGGGGTTAAACCTTTAATCTCCAGCGTATTTAACGGTTTAGCTGGGTCTTCTTCGCCTGCAATAACCGCCCCATATCCCGCAGCGATTAAGGCATTAGATTCCACCGCCCCTTTATACCAACCCACTGTAATGCGATTCGCATTAATTTTCTCGGTATAAGTGGTAGCGCTTGCCAATGTGCCATTAAAACCTAATACGCCAACACCTGGTTTTTTCTCAACAGGACTTGCGAGAAAAACGAAGTACAGCTACATTCATATAAATGTGAAACAAATGGGCATTGAACCACTACTACGTCAACATCTTCAAGAACAATACTCGGCAGGTAGCTTAACTGACTTAAGTGATGATCAACTTACGAAAGTTTACCAATTTATTGCAGGTAAAACGCGTACATTATTTAAATAA